GAGGTACGAGGTAAGCATCTTCTGAAGGTCGACGTTGTGGTTCAATTCAGCCTGTGACAATCCAACCATAAGTCTTGCGATCAGACCGTAGAACATGGTTGCGATGAAGGCAACCATGAGGGCAAGAACCTCTTGCGAACCTTGAACATTGAAGCTCGTGGCCAAGATGGCCACGACGCAGATACCTGAGATTAGCATTCTATTTCCTTAGAAGGGGGAGTCGTTGCGGTAGTCATCTTCTTCATCGGCAGGAACCGGAGTCACGGTTGGAGCAGATGCATCGATCTTCGTGTAAAGATCAACGAAGGCCGTACGAGTGTCGGTATCGAAGCGGGACACACAGAGTTCAACTGCCTTCTTACGGTTCTTGAAGATCGAGAAGGTCTGAACGATGTGGCACAGTCGACGAGTGGAGATGAGTTCATCCACGCCACCATCTTCATAGGTCTTGCGGATCGCTTGCGACCACTTGGTCAGCAACTCAGCGAACTCGTCAGACACCTCGCCGAAGAGTTCCATGTGCTTCATCACGATCTTCTTCTCAACCGACTGGTTGGGATAAGGCTGTTCCATCGTGATGGTGAAGCGTTCGAGGAAGGCTTCGTCGATGATGGTCGCAGCGATGAACTTACCGTCTTCGGAACCTTTGCCTTTGGTGTTGGCGGTCGCGATGATGTTGAAGCCGTTCTTCGGTACGATCACTTCGCCGGTCTTCTTGATCATGACAGGCTTGCCTTCGAGAACGCCTTGAAGTGCCATCAGTTTGTTCGAACCGCGGTCAATCTCGTCGACGAGGAGAATTGCACCTGCCTCCATCGCTTTGATAACCGGACCCTTCGCGAAGACAGTCTCGCCGTTCACGAGGCGGAAGCCGCCGATCAGGTCGTCTTCGTCGGTCTCAGGAGTGATTTGAACACGGATGTATTCGCGCTTCAGGTCAGCACAGGCTTGTTCGACCATGATGGTCTTACCGTTACCGGACAGACCAGTTACATACACGGGGTAGAACATGCGAGACGCGATGATCTGCGTGACGTCCTTCGCGTGGCCCCACTTGACGTAGGTCTTCAACTTCGAAGGGATGTAACAGTCTTCGTTCGAGGTCGATTGAACCTTGGTCTTGATGGGTTCAACCACAGTCTCGATCGCAGTCTCGATCGCAGTCTCGATCGGATCAGGTCGCAGTTGGGTGACGGTCGCGGAAAGGTCAACGATGCCGTACGAGGTCTTGACCGATTTGATCGTCTCCCAAACGATCTTCTGCTTCATGCCGCGATCTTTGGCAAAGTCGAGCAGTTGCTTACGCGTGAAGATGGAAGCACCGTCATGTGCACTGCGCACTGCGTCGATGAAGAATTGGACGTCGGACATTTAAGTCTCCTGAGGTTTTTGATTAGTCACATGATCTATATAAGGCATTTAGGGGAGGTTGTACACCCCTAAATGCGGTTTTCACGAAATAACTTCAGCAAACTTTGATGCCAAGGTCCGAGCATTCTGCTTCGAGGTTGCATGCTTGGAGAACTCGCGAGCAATCTTCGACGAGGAAGCAGTATCGTCGAAGTCCATGTCCTCGACCGTGCCGGACAACTGATCAGAGTTGTTCCGCATGAAGAAACGACGGTCGTAACCACCATCCTTGTCCACCACCGCAAGGCCTTCGCTCTTGAGAGCCTTTACCGCTGCACTCGACATTTTGTAACGATCGGGGTTGATGTAGTAGTTCATCGTCCGAACGCCCATCTCGGTGTAGCACTTCAGGATATTCTGAGTGTTTTCTGCAGCAAATCCCCACGAGGGTTGCTGAGAGATGTTGAACCCCATGTGGCTCACGATGAGTCTCTGACCACGTCCTTGAGTATCCACACCGTACTTCACGTTCATGTTCTCACTCTCACCGTCGGTCAGCGTGATGAAGTTCATCTTCTGAACACGGTGCTTTGTTTTGAAAGCCTCGACGACGTGCATCATGGCCAACAGAGCGTTGTTCAGCGGAGTCCCATTCATCTGCTCGAGGCTACCTCTGTAACCACTACCGTAGCAACTCTGACCCCACAACGAACGATACGCTTCTTCGTAGACCGGCTTAGACATGTCCGAAGAGATTAGTTTGAAGATGTGGGTGGTGGACATCTCGACGTTGGTCAGCTTGGAAGCATGAGCCATGATGGCTTTCTGTTTGTTCACGAAGTGTTGTCCGGCCGACATTGAGGTGAAGCCGTAAACCTCGAACGGAATGTTGACTCGCTTGCAGAAGGCAACCATGACTACAATTTGCTTGAGAACGTTCTTGATTGTGCCATTCATCGAACCGGAGTAGTCAACCAACATGATCATACCATGCGACTGAGAGTCTGCGAGGTAGGTGACTTGCTTGAAGAGCTGGTCGTCATACTTGTACTTGTGCAACTGGTTAACATCCAGACTTCCTTTGGTCGACACACGAGCACGAGCCGAACGGAAGGCAGCCTTACGCATCTCGAACTCTTTGACCATAAGCATCACGGTCTGCTTCGTTTCGGCCAGAGCTTTTTTGTACTTCTCGTCGTCAGGTTTCACCTTCGAATAACGAGCGCCATGGACGTCGTTGAACTCGCTGATGGTTGCCATTGCTTGCTTAGCGGTCGGACCCTTCACGTAGAGGTTCTTGCCACCTAGATTGACCGAGTCGACGAGCTTCTTCATGAAGTTGTTGCGGAACTCCTTGTCGGTGTCCACACTGTCCGGAGAAGAACCAGCACCGGTCGAAACGATCGGAGTCGGTTTGGCTTCATTGTCGCCTTCCTCGTTCGAAGGAACACTGCCTTGACCGTCTTCACCCTCGTCTTCGCCTTCTTCTTTGCCGGCGTTCTCGAAGGACTCGGTATCAATCTCGACTTCGATGTCGCCATTCATGATGGCTTCCATCTCTTCTTTCGAAAGCTCTTCGGCCTTTTCGCCCTCACCAGGTTTACCGGCACTGATGATCACCTTCGAAGGAAGACTGGACTTTTGTGAGTCCTCAGAGTCTTGAGTCTCGTTCTCGTTTTGGATCTCGTTCTTCACGAACTCGTAGATCTTACGGCAAGCCTCGATGACGTCTTCCCACGTCTCGACGGCCATAGCCATGTCGACGTAAGGCTGTTCTTTCTCGTTGAAGTGGACTTCTACCAAACCGCGAGACTTGGAGAACACATTCAGGCGATCCATGAAGGACCGCTCGTTGATACCTTTCTTCGAGAGACCGAAGAAGTCACGATCGAGAAGATCTTGATAGCCGCGCATGAACGAGGCAAGCAAACCAGGATATTTGGCAAGAACCTTACGCTCGATCCGAATGTCTTCGACAACGTTCACGTAGTCACGCGGACAGCCGGGAATGTCGGTCGTGCACGAGTGCCAACCGTCAGCGGGCGTGTAGAGGGCGTGACCGATTTCATGGCCGACAAGAAGATCGTAAAGATCTTTGTCGATGTCCTTCCAGAACGGAAGACCGAGCACGCGATTCGTGACGTCGAAGAACGCGGTGTGATGGTTGGTCTGCTCAACCGCAACGTTTTCGTTTGCGAGCAGGCGGGCGAGGATAGATTTTTTAGCTAAAAGAGACATGATGAGTTCCTTTCTTAAGACAGCCTACACTAGCCCGTCGAAGATGTCAACTGTAAAAGTGTTGTCAGTGCATACAAAAGTACAGCAACCAAAAGATCACTTGAAACGCGAACGCGCCTGCGATCATAGCAATGAAGAACTTCATTTCACCATCTCGTAAGGTTTGTTCCACTTGCCGATCGAGAGGTTCAGGTAGTAGGCAACGTGGAAGTAGTCGGTCATGCTGTCAGAGTGGTCGAACCAGTCTTGACTCTTCATGACTTTCAAGATCTTTCCGAAGAGCTTCTCAAACTTACCGTAGAGGTGAAGGTGAAACTCGTTGATCGTCGGGTTCGACCAGTCTTTGGTCAACTCGCTGAAGTCTTCAGGACCTTTCATGATCGCGACCTTCAACTCGAGGCTACCGCCTCCGCTCACCGAGAATTTGAACTTGGGAAACTCTTCTTTGAGCATGACGCGAACGTTCTTGACTTCTTCTGCAGAGATATAGGCCATGATGGGCTCCTTTGTTTACTATTCAGATATAGTACTTCTGGAAGGCAATGTCAATAGGTCTTAGTTCAGTCCTTCATATTTACCGAGTGCGACCCAACCGAAGGTGTCGCAGAAGTAGCAGTTACCGTCTTTCACTGCGATGTCACCGACGGAGGTCGAAGAACCGTTACGCAGCTTCACTACGCTATAGTCCTCCCACAGGTTGGTGGACTCGAAGGCTTTCTCAAGATCGTCGGTGTCGACCTCGTAGGTACGAACGTACATCTTCGAGTAATCGTCTTTCCAACGATTAAAACCGAGCATCAGTGAGGTCTTCGCGGCGAGAACGTCAGGGTCAGAAAAGGCACCGTTGAGAGGGATCTGATAGATGGCGATCATGTCGGCCTCCTTGCCGTTGATTACTATTCAGATATAAGCAATCCACACGAAAATGTCAATAGTCCTCGATAAGAATTTTCACAATTTTTTGAATATCTTCCAGCGTGCCAGATTCGACGAGCTTTACCATCTCAGCCTTTTTCCGAAGCTTGTATCGTTGCATGAAGAACCTCTTTGCCTCCATCATTCCGACTCCGGTCGCATCACGATAGTCGCGAATGTCCTTCGCGCTGAAGCCGTATTCGTTTTTCACTTCATCGTAAACCATTCTGGCACCTCACGGTTTGTCCACACCATCTTGAAGCGATCTTGCTTCGTCTGATAAAACTCGCGATACGACCGAACCGGATCGTTCGGATGCATACATTCAGGATTTGCTTGCATCGCAAGAGGTTGCTGAGTAAGAGGAGCAACGGGAATGTTACGAGGCAACGCTTTCAGCTTCTCACGTAGCAACGTGTCGGTCGCGTGAACCTTACCGTAGCGATGGGTGTATTCGTCACAAAGAGCGGCGAAGTGGACCCAATGCCACGTGTAGTTGTTGTTCGACTTCGTGGTCCACACAGTGCAAGGATGAGCCATGTGAACGGCTTTGTAGAACACGCTTTCACGATCGTCTGGCAGAGTCCAATGCTTCGACATAGTTTTGCCAGACTTTGAGGGTGCACGCTTGAGGACTCCATCAAGCATACGATGTGCTGTCGAAAGCATCTGTGCCGACTCGACGATCATCTTGACGACGTGCTTGTCACACTGAAGTTGTGCAGCGATCACCGGATCTTTGTCGAGGATGAAGAGGTTCATTTCTTACCGTCCCACTCGATGCCTTTAGCTTCAAACATTGCCTTACGTACGGCCTTCTCCTGATCGGTTTTTGCAAAAAACCAGAAGCTCTTGTAGCCGTTCACGAAGAGGATTGCGTCTGCAATCCAATACGCTCCGACCAATATGAAAATACCTGTCATGCGCTGTTCCCTTTGTTTGCATGGTAGTATTGGATAACCATCTTTTCTGTCGATGTCAACATGCCAATGGTGAGGGTTTCACCCTTTGAGCTAAGTTTGTCTGCGAGTGCAGCCATAGCGTTCGAGATGACGTCGTTGTGATGAGTCTTAGCCATCTCTGACAAACCATGTGACAGAGATGCTACCTGATTAGCGAATTTCATTTTGTGCTTTCATTCGGGATTGAAAAGATAGAAGTCGTGAAGCTTGCACACTTTCTGCACAACCTCACGACCGACGTCTGTATGGAGAATTCCGTGTCCCCACACCCAAGCTTCAACGTCTTGAGAATGTTTGAAGTCTTCGGCCTGAGCCAACCAGCGAATTGCTGTATCACGATCCGCTGCACCGAGCAACATCGAGTTCGTTATCATTCCTTCAAAGATTTCAACGCTGCGGGCGGTTGCAAGTTTTTCTTGCTCGATCTCATGCTCAAGGTCGACCAGCAATCCATCCCAGATTGCCTGTTTGCCGGCAGGACTTGCTTTGTCCCACTCAACCATATAGTGAACCGACGGGCGAAACCCGTACGCGTCTTTGTGAAGGTCGGAGACAAGTTTCGAGTCGTACGTGTAGGTCATAGTATACCTCAGAGGTCAGCGAGAGTCAAGATGCGATCGAGTTTCATCTCGAGCTGTTTGATCTTCGTCTCAGCGACGTCGATGGACATTGGCGTGGCAGCGGAAGCAAGCTCTTCTTGAGCTTTCATCAGGAGTTCGGTCAAGATCGTTACGATGTCAGACATGGTTTTCTCCGTTGTTTACTACTTAGATATAGCACTTCCAACTGGCGATGTACATAGCCAAAACACAACTTTTTGGTCTGACACTAACTTTTTCTCACCCACGCTTTTGTGTTGACACTTTCGACGGCGAGTGTATAATACCTTTAAGGTTTTCAAATACCATAGATTGATTTGTATTTGTTTCTCAGTTCGATAAACTTAGGTAACCATGTCAAGGGTTGTTCAATGAAAACCTGAGGTTTGTCGTCGTCAACCATCACAAGAGTGACGAGTTGTTTGATCGGAATGCCGGTCAGTTCATAGAACGCTGCAGCATAGAACGACTCCTGCATGAAGTATCCTTCAATCCATTCAGCCTTTTTCGGCTTACGGGATGTTTTGAAGTCGATGATGGACAACACACCATTAAACTCTGCGATCAGGTCAACTCGACCTGCGGTCTTGATCTTGTGACTGTAGAGAGGAGCTTCCTGAAAGTAGATGTTGTTCACATACTTGTCGATGATCGGCTTCAGCGTGTTGAACGTCATGAGGTTGACCGGCATGCACTTCGTTTTGTAGTCAGGAAGGTTGTTGAGATAGTTCTCGGCAATGAGGTGGACGTCTGATCCACGGTTCGCTGCTCGAACGCTGATCTTCTTGGCTTCTTCCTCACCGATACGTTCCTTCCACGCATTAAGACCGGACTTGTCTTGTACACCAAGGACGGTTGTTACGGAAGGGTACTTTTCACCTGATGATAGAAAATAAAAACGCCCGGTTGGAGTAGTATCACAACCGAGCTGCTCAAGCACGATCCCATGCTGCACATGATTAAACATTGGATTTCTTCTTTCGATATTTTTGCACAAGGAACTCGAAGGTGTCATATGACTCATTGAAGAACTTGAGGGATTGTTTACCGTTCAAAGCAAAAGCTTCTTCACGCGTAACCTTTCGCCATTCGTCGAACGACTTCGTCTGACAATCAATACTTATATCTTCATCCATGATCGTCACATTGTACTCAAGCCCGAGTAGTGTGATTGGACGAATCGTAGTCTTTCTTGTGATGTTAGAATACCCATCTACGAGCACATCACCGTATACCCACGCGTCCTCGTGCACACGGGAGAACCCGATCACACGGGAGTTGCCAAAGACCTGAGCCGCTCCGTAGATAGATGCTTGTCCATCCACGATAGCCTTATCAAACACGAGTGCTCGTTGGAAAACTTTTGCATTTCCGGCAACTATCGCATCACCGGCCACAGTCGCATAGTCTAAGATCTCTGCTGTGTCCATGATCTTTGCGTTACCGGTTACACGACCGTAACCATAGACCTTTGCGTTATGGTAAACCCAACAATCGCCGTCGTGTGCAAGGTTGGTTTCCGACTCGATCGCCCCGCCGATGTCTCCTGCCTTTACGTCTCCGAAGTCTCTCAGCGCCTGAATGAAACAAACGGTCTTTTCGCCTACCCTTAGGTTGGCGTCACATATCAGCTTATACTTCGGCTCCATCATCAACTTTCACTTGGTTAAACGTTAGTTCAAACGTTGGTAGTTTCACACTGTTCATGTCAGGAAGATTTTTCGAGTAAGAGATGGAAACATGTGGTTTGTACTCAGGCCACTCGTCTTCCATACCATACGCATCCTCAAAATGCTTACGTAGTCGAAGCACTATTGGTGACTCGATCTTCAGGACAGGTATGTCATTATTAACCCCAAGCATCATAATGTCAACAACTTTTGCGCTACCTGCAGGAGCAATTGTCTTAATGTAGTTTGGAATGTCGTGCTTTGACGACGTGAAGAAGATCGTGGTGTGAAAGTCGAAGTCTTCCGGATCCTGCTTTGTCCCATCGTACTTGGTGGACAGGTCAAACCCGTTATCCTCTGCCCATTTGCGAAGCTTCTTCTGAGTTGCTGCGTCGTACTGAACCGCTACGTACTTCTTTGTAGGTGCTCTTTCCATAAATTGTTTAAATCCTATCATATGTTATCACCCTATGAACACGGTTGAAGATGCACTTGTGATAGATCCTGCATCACACGCATCTCCTAATTTTGCTATTGATATTCCACCGATCTTAACCGTAGAAGTTGCACCAGTTATCGGTTCAACATGAGGCACGCATGCTATGCCTACGGGATATAGATGTACAACTGTTAAGTCGCCTTGACATGCGACAAGTAATCCATCAACAAAAACCGTTGTTTGTCCCGGTGTATCTAATGATGTAGTTGCATCACATCCGTGTCCGGTTGCTACCGAATCACCCTTTCGAGCTACTCCCGCCATTTTCTTTTTTCCTTATGACTGCCATGTTACCCATCACCTCCCATTCAAGAAGAGTCCTGTCGTCCCAGCCCACTTGGGCTAAGAGACGGGGATTAAACTCGATATAGGGTTCACCATCGTTATCAATTTTTACTTGTGAAATACCAGTTATCTTAGCGTTCATAAACCAAGCTTATCCCTTGCTATGATGTACGATTTTACTAACTTAGAGCGAACAATATCTTCGATCTCAAAGTTTACAAACTCAAACTCTTTCATACGTTCGATGATTCGCATGAAGTCGCGTAAACCAGATAGTTCCTTCTTACGCTCTGACGTCAGGTCATCCTGTTTGACGTCTCCACAGAACAGGATCCTGCAGTTTTCGCCGACACGAGTCATAACTGTGTGCAGTTCACCATCACCCATGTTTTGAACTTCATCCACAAGCAAGATGCAGTTATCAAAGGTTTCGCCTCTAAGATAAGACGTTGTGATGAACTCGACTATACCTTTTCCTTTGAGTACCTCATACGCATCTCCTCGACCGAAAAGTTTGGTCGCGATCGGCACGTAAGGCGCTTCGAAGACTTTGGCTTTATCTTTCAGCGATCCCGGAAGGAATCCTTGATCACGGGTCGATACCGTAGATCGAACGATGTAAACTTTTCGGTAAGGCGTGTTTGACTTGAGTACTTCACCTAAAGCTAGGTACATCCCAATGAAAGTCTTACCCGTACCTGCGATGCCATGCAGCATTAGGTTAAATCCATTATCCCATTGATCAAACGCAACGCGTTGATTCTCTGTCATGGGACTGATGTCGTCTTTCATCAAGAATGCTTTTGGTTCTCTACCCTCGTCTTGCATCCCGTTTTGCTTATTGATTCGTTTCTGCCGCTTAGTTGTTCTTGCTTGTTGTTGCAGAGGCATTATGGGTCCTTGTATTAGAGTGTCTCGATAGTTGAATGTAGGTGCGCACTTTTGGCTTTCTGAAGGACGTCGTTAAAGCCTCTATCGATTTTGCGCACACCTAGACGCACCGAATCAGCAATTGCTGGCGCGGTGAGTATCTGCTTAAAGTCGGGATTGTTTTGAATGAATTCTTCACGTTCAGCCCAAGTCATGAAGTGTGTCACTTCTTCTTCGGTTGATTCGTTGCGGAATGTATAAGTTGGCATCATGTTTCTCCAATAAAAAAGGGACCCCGTAGGATCCCTTTGTTCACTACCACAAAGATATTTATATCTATCAGACAATCAGTTCATAGATATGACGCCAGTTGTTTACACGCTGGATGTCCGGGTGGTGTTGTGCTTTGTTGTGCCCATGATCAAGCAAGAACGGGGTCAACCCTGCGTTCAGTCCTGCAACAGCGTTTTCGAACTTGTCTTCAACCCAGATACAACCGGTATCTTTGTACGGAGCCAAGGCTTCATCCTTGTCTGCGCCGGTATCAAGGCACAAGATCTTCTCAAAGACGGTTTCACCAAACAAGGCCTTCAGGTTCTTCTGCCGAAGGGTTGCGGCGAACGGATCCGAACTCAAAGAGGTGATGCAGTGGAACACGTATCCATGTTCTTCATGGAGTTTCCGAACATACTTGATGGCGTCCCGAAACGGTGGGAGATGTTCGATACGTGCACTTTCGTTGAAGTGCCGTGCAAGTGCCTTTGCCTGTTCCTTCGGGATGTCGAAGGTCTTTTCGATCTGGTACTCATCGTTCACTACGATCGGGTACCCATGGAAGTCCATCCACTGGGCAAAGCTATGGAACCAGTCTAACAGAACTCCGTCTGCGTCGACTAGGATTACTTTTTTCGCGAGGTTCATATCAATCTTTCGCTGTTACATTATATTGTAGAGCATTTCCTACGAAATGTCAATTGCTTTTATCGACTTCAAAGTAGCTATTCTTCTGACGAGACTTTCGATCTCTTTCCTGTTTCACGAACTCTTTCTTGAGGTTGTAACGTTTTCCGTCTCTTTTGGCGTCTTCCGATGATCCCCACTCGTCATCTTGCCACTCCTTGAAGTTCTTTTGCTTCTTAGACATTTTTAGGTTTTCTGCCTCTTTTCTTCGGTTCAGGTTTGTCGTCTTGTGTAGTACTAACGATGTTGAGTGCCAAAGCTTCATTCACAGCATCGAGTGAAAGTCCGGTTGGAGGGTCTTGCAACAGGACCTTTTCCATCAACTTGGCGTCTTCTTGGTCGATGCTCTCGAGCATCTCAATAAACAAGAACTCTCTACGATACTGACTTAGGTTTTCTCCGTCGTACCCTTTGATGAAGTACCGAAGCTTACGAGCCTGTCGGTATAACATACCGTGTGACTCTACGTGGGGTGAAGGTTTGTATGGTGGAATAGACTCATTTGGAATGTTCCACACAAAGTTTGCTTTGTCGAACATAACCGTTAGGATCGTTCGAAGTGCTTCGCTGTTGTTCTCTTTAAGCCAAGCTACCTTTTCTTCTTTTGTGTTTAGTCCACATGTTTTATTCACGATTTCTGATAATGAACGTGTATTACTCAATTGGTTCTCCGGTCAGAACTCACCTAGATTTTCGGTGAGTAGTTTCAATCTTTTTTGGATGAAGAAGTTGAGAAGTTGCGACCGATCCTTCGTGTTTTCACGTTCATATTCTTCGAGGATTTTTTCTTGGATATGCGAGGGAATCTCAGCCAGATCGATGAGTGCTTTATTACGCATGTAGTTGCGCTTAACTTCTGAACTCATCTTATTTATATCTAGCCATTCTTCCAACCTTTTCTTGGTGACAGGCTTCTGACGGATGCCCAGGACCAAGGAGTTGTCTGCCGAAAGAATGTTGGGAACGCCGTCACCAGCATCACCCTTCACGATGTGCTCGTAGAGGTACTCTTCCGGGTCTGAGTGAACGACAAACTTCTTGAGTACAGGATTGTACTGCTGAACGTTTGCGTACTTGTGAAGTTGGATGTAGTCCTTGTCTCCAGACAGGATGAGGAACTTTTCTCCGGCATTCATAAGCTTACCTTCCTTATGAATGATGGTTCCGATGATGTCGTCCGCCTCTGCCCCGTCGACCTGGATCACCTTGTAGGGGAACACGTCTTTGAGTTCTTGACGAACCTTGTTCAATGCTGCAAAGATCGAGGACCAATCAAGTTCCGACTCTTCACGGTTCTTGCGACGTGCAGCCTTGTAGTAGGGGAACTGTGTCCGACGCCAGTAGTTTTTGTCGTCGGCACAGATGATAAGTTCGCCGAACTCGTCCTTGAACTTCATACGATTAAAGCGAATCGAGTTGAGTACCATGTGACGAATCATATTCTCGTCAACTTCGGCGTTGTGATGATTGCCAATCTGAACCATTAGGTTCGCAATCATGACTTGGTTTAGATCGACCAAGATGGCCATGTTAAAGCTCCTGAAAATTTACACTGATCAACTATATATTGGTTTTACTAAAATGTCAACCCTTAAACACTTTCAGGATGATGGTATCTTCGTTTAACCTGCCGTTTGCAACAGTTTCTTTGGTCTTGATGTCGATGAACACCTTGTTGACTCGGGCCTTGGTCGTCTTACCGATCTCGGTTAGAACCTCTTCTGGCTTGCGAAGGGTCTTACGCAGACACTTCTCTTCACGAAGGTTTGTGATCGTGGTTCCCTTGATCGAGAACCCATCAACCGAAGCCGCAACGAGTTGGGTCAACTGTCGATACTTCGTGTTGAAGAGGTACACCTCGGTCGCACCGATGATGTTCGCAGGATCGACCGACGTCAGCTTGTAGTCGACGCTTTCCTTTTGATACTGCACCTTCGCAACCAACTTCTCGACAGGAACCTTCTTCTTTGCACGAGGTTGACGGACAGCACGAACCTTGGTTGCTGCCTGAGCGTTCATATATTTCTGGCAGTCGTCGATGATGTTCTTCACGAAGGCCAGATAGTCCTTCTTCTCCTTGATCGTCTTCAGGTGTTTGTAGCCCTCAACGAGGTCAGGAGTCTTCTGTGTGATCAACTCCTCGATCTCATCATACAACGGTTTGTAGTACTCGTACACCCTATGAGCCAAAGGTTTTGGTGCTATGATCTTCTTCAACTCGTTGAAGACCGAGTAGTTTTCACCATCTACCCAAACCTTTGGGTCGTTGTACATGTCGATAACGCCTTCGACCTCTGCAATGAAGTCGTTAATCTTTGAGTTCAGAACGTCTGCTGCGGTTTTGACCGGCATGGTCTTCAACGCAGACTCGGTCGTCTTTCGGTTGCTTGCACCTGCAGCGATGGCCTCGTTAACACCATCGTTGAGACGCTTTAGGTAACGTTCCTCAAGAGGTGCACCGGCCATGTGCATCTTTGCCAAACCACCGAGAGACGTGTTTACACGCCAATCTTCACATGACTTGAAGTCCGTAGCCTCTGAGGCTGTACGGTTCTTTTTGATCCAAGCCGCAACCCAAGTCACGGCCTCTTTGTTGTCATAGAAGTAGTTGTAGTGACGAAGGTTCTGATAGATGGCGTGATCTAGGTTCACGACGTTTGCCCAGTCGGTGATCTCAGAACCGATGTGCTTTTCCTCTAAAACCCGTGCCGCACTCGACTTGCGTTGAGGCATGGGTTTGAGTTCCGGCTTTTTCTTTTTTGCCGAGATTGCCTTAAGTGATGCTTTTGCCATAGTTTACTCCTTCAGGAAAGCATAACACGTTACAGCAGAGATGTCAACAGGTTTTCCCATTGCAGTTTCCGGTTATACCATGAATACGTTTCGTTGAGGAACTCAACCCTCTCATCAGACATGTTCATGTTGTCAGACTTATCAAGGATGGCTTCTTCCAAAGTCCGAGTGAACCTTTGCATGTGGACCAGTTGATTCTCGGTGTAGTCATACATGTATGTACAACCCATGGCGGTTTCCGGTAGTGCTGCCAACGATGAGTGTACACACGACAGACCTGCGCACATAGACTCGATCATAACCAAACACGACGTCTCTTGCCAGATCGACGGATAGGCGAGGATGTGAGAACGCTTGAGTTCTTCACGGATCGTTTCGTTTGGTACAGCCTTCGAGTAGTTGATACCTGGATGCGCCTTCAAAAGCTTGAACACGGCCTCGTACTGTTTGTCACGCTCTTCCCAACCGTACAGGTTGAAAGACGAGAAAACGTTCAACTCGATCTTATCGCCGTACTTCTTGTATAGATGGTTAAATGCCGGATACAGCAACTCAAGACCACGATGCGGAGTCGAGAAGTACATCAGACGAATTTTGTCTAAAGGCTTCTCATGAGGTGCGATAGGTTCAATGGCGTTTTGAAGAACAACACCCGCATCGAACGGTACGTTGAGGTACGCGTTATACATCTGCTGTTGCCAATGGCTTACAAAGACCAGTTTGTCGAACTTCTTCCAACCCTCGTTTCTGAGGTGTTGGACCTCTGGATCTCCTGCAAGGTCATGCAGGACATAAATCTTTTTCTTGTTTGGATCAAGCTCACGAACACGTGAGTGGATGATTTGGAACTTAGAAAGCAACTCAGGCGGAAGGGAATTAATCCGATCCGCCATGAGTTCAGTTCCACCCTTTGCGGTGTTATTCAAATTTTGCTCCATTTACGGTAAGCAGACTATCCCAACGGAAAGACCGCCATCCATCCTTCTCGACGTCAAACACCGACAGGATGTCAGGGTTGTACGCTTTACGTTGGATATGTTCCTCGATGTCGGTTTGTTCAGGAAGCATCTCAGACATCAGCGTGCAAGACATCTTGCGAACCGTGCCATCTTTTTTCTTGAACTGAATGTCCACGACTTGATGCTTCAAGAGTTCAATCAACTCATCCTGCTTCAGCAACTTTACGAGTTCTTCAATAACGCCATTATCAGAATTTTCCGTCACCATAACCTCCAACGGTGTTTTCAACCTCTGCAGCAAAATCGGTAAATCCACCGATATATCGATTGTCCCACCAGATTTGCGGAACCTTCTTAAAGTCCGGTTTCAACGCCTTCAACTCGACGTGAAACTGTTCATTTTCTTCTAGATTGCGAAACTCAAACCGAAGACCTCGCTCAGTGGCGAGGTCCTTGGCTTTTTGGCAATACGTGCAATGCGTGGTACCGTAGATCGTAATCATTACGCCTCGACGGTCTTTTGGATACGAGAGTTATCCTTCAGGCGCTGGATATACTCTTTGCCCGAAACACGAACCTTGATGAACTTCTTGTTCGTCTGTTCTTTGTTCGGGTTGGCAACGGTCAGGACGATGTCTTTGCCTTGACGCAACGCTTTCATCTGGTTCAGAATACGATCACCAGATTGCAGGTACTCAGAACGCATAGCGTTCGTGATCTTACGGCTCACGTTGCTGTGAATACCCTTCGAGATAAAGCCTTTCGACTTTCCACCCTTCTTAGCCATTTAGTTCTCCTATGTTAGGTCATTCGACCGTATTTATCTAGTCTATCACAAGTTTGTGAAATGTCAATTCCTAAGTTCTTCGTCGATCGCACCCTTGATAAAGGTAACCAACTCTTCGTAGGTCTCAACGATCGGGATAGAGTACCGATCACATACCATCTTCACGTTACCGTAACGATAGAACTCTTTTGGGCAACACACGACCGTGTTCATCTCGTTGAACAGGCCAAGTTCCAACAGGGTGATGGGAGACTTCGAGTCTGCAGCAAAGTAATAAACGAGACCTTCAGCCTCTTCTTGCTGAGTGAGTTCCCATGCGACCTGTTCATAGAACTGAGTTCCCGGGGTGGGATCTTGAACCCAAGACGAATCCCAATCATCCCGACGAGGATTCAACAGAATCAGATCTTCGTCGCTGTAACCAGATAAGTCTTTTGTAAGACGATCTTGCCAATTTTCCGCGGTACCCATGTCGATCGATCCGCCAAGGAAAATTCGAATCGCATTACTGTATTCGTACGCCTCAGGCGCTTTAATAACTCTAGTCATATTAACTCCATAAAATAAGCTCAGGCAGACTTAACCGCCTGAACACGCGCTTTAAACATACCTTCCTTGATCTTAGTGACGTTCTTTTCACCGTTGGGAAATACGTCGGCGAACTTCACAGCACGAACCGCATCAAACAGGCGCCGAACCTTCATCAGTTCGGAGGTATCCTCGTCCTCAGAACCCAGTCGACCGTTTGCGTCACAAACACCGACGGCCCACAGCAGCAGAACAACTTCAGGATCGTTGAACGCACCCATGTCCATGAACATGTTCACAAACGTCTTCGGGTTCAGCGTATCCAGTTTATGCATGTGCATATGGTACCGAGTGGTCTTCATCACACGATCCCGCATCTTTGACGGAACTGTCAGACGATCGCAAAAGTCTTTGGCAACCTTCACGCCCGACACTTCATGCCCATAGTGCTTGGGCAGTTGATCACGAGGAGTCAGACCTTTACCGAAGTCGTGAACCAGGCATGCCAGACGAGTTTCCAGATCAAAGTTGCTCTCAACAGCCTGAGTCAGAACCAGCATGGTGTGCTCATACGCGTCACCTTCGGGGTGCCAACGACGAGCTTCCAGAGCAGTCTTCAGACGATAGACTTCAGGAAACACGACGTGCAGAGCGTCACACTCCATCAGAGTGTCGAAGAACAGACGTGCATGATCTTCCATCAGTGCCCGACTCAGTTCTTTCCAAACACGTTCGGCGGTCAGTTCGTTCAGAACACCTTTCTTTGCCATCTGAGAAACCAGAGCAACGGTCTCAGGTGCAACAGTCCATTCAGGCCCCAGACGTGCACGGAAGCGTGCCAGCCGCAGGACTCGAACGGGATCATCTTGAAAGGCGTCAGAGGTATGACGCAGGACTTTATTATCCAGGTCATCCTCGCCATTGAATGGATCGATCAAGTCCAGCACGCGAGTTATTCCGTCGTTGAAGAACTCAAACGCCATAGCGTTGATGGTCAGATCGCGACGAGACAGATCTTCTTCGATCGTGACTTCAGGACCAAACTCGACGTCGAAGCCATGGTAACCTTTACCTGACTTTTTTTCGCGACGAGCCAGGGCCCATTCGTCACCACGATCACACAGATAGACCGGGAATTCAGCACCGACTTTGGTGAACGACTTGATGTAGAACGGAGGAGAAGCCATCAGTTCGGCTTCGGTTGCACCAGTCACAACCCAGTCAACATCTTGGGAATCAACTCCCAGTAGACGATCACGGACGTAACCGCCGACTTTAAAAAATCTCATTCATAGCACTCCGGCATTTGATATTCTTCACAGTCTGCTTCGAACTCAGGTTCAGCATACACTTCAGGACGAAATGCTTTACGTTCACTGACATCTTGCATATACTGCGTTTGCATTGCACGATCTTCTTCGACAGGAATACCTGTACCGGCGCAAGCCGACAGAGCAACAAACGAGAGGATGGCGAAGTATTTCATGATTAGCTCCTTGCTATATGAATAGACTATCACCATCCTCTGCTAATGTCAACTGTTAATTGAGAGGAAAGGGCGAAACGATGATTTCGGGTTCAAGATAGACCGCCTGAACCTCATCTTTGCCTGGAACCACACACATCACGTAGGTCGCAGCAAGTCCTTCTGGCATAAACAAGCCGTTCGGTTCTGCCTGAGGAAGCGTTCCGACGTTGGTGTCGATACGATCTCCAACAAAGTCTTCATAGTCAACAACCTTTTCGGGATTGCTGTATTGAATCGAAGCACTGATACCGTATCCGACACTGTCACAAATCTTGACCAAAGCACCGTTCATCGTTGCGATGTAGGTGTAGGTACGATAGTTCGGCTGGTCACGCAACTCGTACAGCCATTTCACCATACGCTTCTCAGTAAAGTTCGTGATGGCCGGAAGACCGGTTTGACGTTCGCCTTCTTTCAGAAGTGCTTCCATCTGGTCGGCCACCGCTTCATCACTCGAAGGAGGCGGTTCATCAAACCAACCAGCATTTGCGGTCGTTGCGGTCATCAATGCAACCGTAGTTGCGAGAAGGATCTTTTTCATGTTAGCGAGCCTGTACTTCACGGAGGAAATTTTGGAGATGCTGAGGGTAATCGGTGGTATCGACCGAAGCAAAGATGTCGCGTGTAGCGTTTGCGATGCCAATCTTGCCAGCGGTGTCTGCCGTCTGATACTCCATGTAGAGGTTGTTCAGTTGCAGCTTCATGCCGTCGGTGTGGGCCTGCGATTCCTGAAAAACCTTGGTTCGTTGAGCTTCACGCTCTGCGTCAAGGAAGCCTTTCACGTAGATGCCTCCCCATGACAGAAGTCCGAGACCGACGATTGCGGCGGTGCCGAGTAGAACAGCTTTCATTATATATTCCTTACCTATGTAGAGAGAGTTTGCGGATTTCTTCCATGACGTTTACCGGAGTCAGATCGCAGGCAAACAGCCATGCGCACGTGACTTCTGAAGTCAGGAACACTTTTCCGTAGAAGTTACGCCACGGATACGTTGGATCGACGGTGATACCTGAAGGGTGACCTGTACCCAACGTCAGAGCACCAACGTTACTGATCTCATCGAGAGTACATTCAAGCACAAGCGTTCGACCAAACGATCGATCTTCTTTCCACTCAGCGATGTATGGTTTGTACATGGGCGAACTCATCAACTTATCATCGACCCATTGATCGAAGTCAGCTTGAGCGTGCATGGCTTGAGCCATACCTTTGCCTGGATTCAGGTCTTGCAGATCCTGACGCATCAGGCAATATAGGGTTGGGGTCATTATGTATCCTTTACTTACCTTTTAGGTATAATACGCCTAAAGGGAAATGTCAACCGTAAAAGTGTTCTTTTTCAAGAGAAAATGTGATGCTTGCTCTTGGAGAGTTTGGCTTTGCGCAGTGCAACATGTTTGGCGTGATGTACAGCAACTCGTTCGTCTCAAGCACAAGATCGGTTCCTTCAACCTGCCAAGGCGTAGAACCGATGAGTTGCCAAACCCAAATGTATTGCTCTGGATCGCGATGAGGTTCAAACGACTTAGACGTGTCTGTGGTGCTGGCATACAGACCTGCTCGTGGCTGGTACTCTGGTTTGAGTGGTTGGAGAAAGTCTAACACGTCCTTAAACCAAGGTTCGCATCCCCAACAAACGAATCCGCCATCACCTAACAACATGCTTCGTCGAATATCCTTCTCGGCTATGGATTTCACCATCTCACCAAGCGATTCCCATGTCCAATTGTTTACAAGAGAATGGTTTACCTTTCCGAAGCCGCCTTTGTCAAATGCATTTAAATCAATCACGAGATGATCCAGTCCATCTTCATCCAGTCGGTCTCTTCAGGCATCATCTCGACCTTCTCACCATGCTTCTCCTGAAGCGCTGTCCAGATGTATGCGTTGTTCATCCGCAGACAATACGATTCCTTGTTGCACTGATAGCAAGATCCAGATGCGCCGTAGAAGTAAAAATAGTGATCATCTTCAGTGACTCGAACGATGCCGCTATTCATCCTCCAAGATGAACCCTGTGTGTACCCACCCGATACCCCGGATAGGATACGATAGTGGGGGTCATCGCCTTTCATGTGAATGACAACCCAGTTGTCGGGAATATAGTTACTCATATGGAATCCCTAATACTTTCTTAATTTCATTTTGTGCGTCTCTTTGTCCAGCAAAGTACGACATTCTTATCAACTCAGCAACCCGTTCAGCGACTCCCTGATTAGGCATCATGATATTCCAGTACATAGAACACACGGACCATCCAGTTCCATGCTCAGAACCTTGAGCAGTGCAATCGGTAAATGGATTGTGTTCTTTAGTCATCTCATGAACTCTGGATCGATGATCAACATCATGTTGTTGAGACTAAAGTTAGTATTGTTCCCGTCTTTAGGAATAAACCCGACAATTGCTTTCGGGTTTATCTTGAGCGTTTCGGCAAAATGCTTTTTGTAGTTCATAGTTCAATGTCCTTATGCCAGTGTCCAGACTACTCAATATATAAATAGTCTAAAGGAGATTTATATGTATTATACCGTATACCAAATTACTAACACTGTCAACAACAAAATCTACATAGGCGCTCATAAGACCAATGATCTAACCGATGATTACTTTGGTTCAGGCAAACACCTTGGTTATGCTATAGCAAAGTACGGAATTAAAAACTTTCAAAAGTCTATCCTCTTTACGTTTAATACAGCCGAAGAAATGTACGCAAAAGAGAAAGAGTTGGTTTCTCGAGAGTTTGTTCTGCGCGAAGATACGTATAACATAAAAGTTGGAGGTTTCGGAGGTTGGGATCATGTTGACAATACTAACAGAATGTTGAGTGAAGAAACACATAAGAAGATGTCGGCTAGTGCAAAGGTTAGACAAACCGGAGAAACTAATTCATTCTATGGAAAGAAACATTCGTTAGAATCTCTCAATAAGATCGGTAAAGCTAGCAAAGACCGTGGAAAAGCCGTATATAACAAACGTATGATAGACGGTAATCATCCAAATAGTTTTGGTAGTTGCCCACACTGTGGTAAGCATGGACAACTTAGAGCTATGAAAAGATGGCACTTTGATAATTGTACTAAAGTGACCAACGTTCCGCAATAGCTGCATGAATTTGATCTGAATCTGACAAATCAACATCGATGTAGTCGTGGATGCCTAAACACACAAACGTAGTGCGACCATGTTTGTACGCCATAGTATGGTGCCAATGCCCAAAAAAATGAAAGTCGGGCTGATGAATAGAAAGCATCGTGCTGAATGCCATCGCCGTACGAGTCGGAATCGTCTTAGCGTTACCCTTGAACAAAGCAAGACCCGACTGAATGAACATCTGAGTGCTTACTTCCTGAGGGCAATCATGTGTGATCATAACACGAGGCTTGACCTGCTCATAGATTGCAATCATTCGATAGAGTTCTTCCATCGAGAGTTCTTCATCTGCCCACCATGATGTTCCTTCGGTACGGAAGGCTTGATCAATCGACCATGCACCTCCGATGAACATCACATCATTTTCGACCAGACCATCTTGAATCCATCCCGGCATTTTCTTACAACGTGAAGGGTCATCATGGTTGCCGCGGATAAAGCGATGCGTTCCGTCCCAATGGAACTCGTCAGCGCGGTCGTGCCAATACGGACCAGCAAATCCAACGCCAAAGTCGCCGACTTGGATCGTGCGTTCACACCCGCCGAAGTTGATCGCATCCGTTGCGGTCTGATGATAAAGTTCCCATTCGCCATGAATGTCTCCGATGAGTCGAGTCAGTTTACCCATTATTTACCCTCCG